AATGGGTAATTTGGTACGCACCATGTTAGAGAGTGGTGTGAAGTTAGGAGTTTCAAGTCGCGGTAGCGGAAACGTTAACGAGGCCAATGGACAAGTCAGTGACTTTGAAATCGTCACTGTCGATGTTGTTGCCCAACCCAGTGCGCCCAACGCATATCCCCAAGCTGTTTACGAAGGACTGATGAACATGAAATATGGTCATCGAGTGTTAGAAATGGCCAAAGATGCTGGTGAGGACAGCAAGGTACAGAGGTATTTGAGAGACGAGGTAACTCGCTTGATCAAAGATCTCAAGATTTAGGAGAAACGCATGCTAGATGCCATCAAACCGTTACTAGATAGCGACCTAATCAACGAGGAAACTCGTACAGCTATTTCCGAACAATGGGAAGCCAAGCTGAACGAAGCTCGTGAGGTGGTACGTGCAGAACTCAGAGAAGAGTTTGCACAACGCTATGAGCATGACAAACAAGTGATGGTGGAAGCCCTAGATCGCATGGTAACAGAAGGTCTCGCCGCAGAGATCCAAGCTGTGCAAGCTGAAAAGCAAGCATTGGCGGAAGATCGCGTCAAGTTCAATGTCAAGATGAAGGAATCAGCTACAAAGTTTAACGACTTTATGGTTTCTAAACTTGCTGAAGAGATTGGCGAACTGCGTAAGGATCGTAAAGTTCACACAGAATCAATCAATAAACTTGAAGGTTTCGTTGTGAAAGCTCTTGCTCAAGAAATCCGTGAGTTTGCACAGGACAAGAAAGACGCGGTGGAAACCAAAGTCCGTCTAGTTCGTGAAGCTCGCAAACAGCTTGAGACATTGAAAGCAAGATTTGTAAAAGAATCTGCTGACAAAATGAGCAAATCTGTAGCCAAGCATCTCAAGGCTGAACTTAGTCAACTCCACGAAGACATTAAAGTTGCTCGAGAGAACAACTTTGGTCGTCGTATCTTTGAAGCATACGCCGCTGAATTCGGTGCAACTCACCTCAATGAGAACGCAGAAATCCGAAAACTCAACAGCGTGATCGCTACCAAAGATCAAAAGTTGGCTGAAGCCATCAAGATCACCGAGAAGGCTAAGACCCTCGTTGAATCAAAGGATCGTGAGATTCGAATAATCCGTGAATCCAATGAGCGAGCCAAGCTCATGGACGAACTGCTGGGACCTCTCAATGAGGAAAAGGCAGGAGTTATGAAGAATCTCTTAGAAAACGTTCAAACATCCCGTTTAAAGAACGCTTTCGAAAAGTATTTGCCAGCTGTGCTCGCAGATAACAAACCAGCAAAAGCCAAAACAGTGATTGCTGAGAGTGTTACTGAAGTCACTGGTGATAAATCTGCAAAGGTTGTAGCGGAAGATCGCAGTAATGTGATTGACCTCAAACGCCTGGCAGGGCTTTAATCTTAGGAAGGAAGAAGGAGACATTATGTCACAAGAACTACTAGAAAGCCGTTGGGATGAGACCAAAGAAGCCCTCATGGAAGGTTTGCAAGGTGCTCGCCGCAACACAATGGGTGTCGTACTCGAAAACACCCGTAAGTATTTGAAAGAGAACGCAAGTGCTGGTTCTACTGTATCTGGCAACATCGCCACACTTAACCGTGTGATTCTGCCAGTTATCCGACGTGTTATGCCAACCGTTATCGCTAACGAGTTGGTTGGCGTTCAGCCAATGACAGGTCCAGTAGGCCAAATCCACACATTGCGTGTACGTTATGCACAGAGCTTGACAGACAACTCAGCCGCACAAACATCAGTTACAGCTGGTGAAGAAGCACTGAGCCCATTCAAGATTGCTCAGGCATACTCAACAGTGACCAAAGATGCTGGTACAGCATCTAACTACACTGGTGCCGCTACTGCTACCCTCGAAGGTAACGGTGGTAAGCAAATCAGCGTACAGATCTTGAAGCAAGCTGTCGAAGCAAAGACACGTAAGCTACAAGCTCGTTGGACATTTGAAGCCGCACAAGATGCACAAGCTATGCACGGTATTGATATTGAAGCAGAAATCATGGCTGCTTTAGCTCAAGAAATCACAGCTGAAATCGACCAAGAGATTCTCTTGTCGCTCCGCACCTTGGCATCAACTGAGTTTACATACAACCAAGCTACCGTTTCAGGTACAGCTACATTCGTTGGTGACGAACACGCCGCTTTGGCAGTTCTAATCAACCGTGTTGCTAACTTGATCGCTCAGCGTACACGTCGTGGCGCTGGTAACTGGGCTGTTGTATCCCCAGCTTCATTGACTGTACTCCAGTCAGCAACAACTTCTGCTTTTGCCCGCACCACAGAAGGCACATTCGAAGCACCTACAAACACCAAGTTTGTTGGTACATTGAACGGCGCTATGCGTGTGTTCTGCGATAGCTATGCTAACGACAGCACACCTGTGTTGGTTGGTTACAAAGGCGCAAGCGAAACTGATGCAGCCGCATTCTACTGCCCATACATCCCATTGATGTCAAGCGGTGTTGTGCTGGATCCAAGCACATTCGAGCCAGTCGTATCGTTCATGACACGTTACGGCTACATCGAACTCACAAACACAGCATCTTCATTCGGTAACGCCGGTGACTATGTTGGTGAGATTGCTGTTTCTAACTTGTCATTCTCTTAATCCAACACTGGATCAAGGAAGTTCAAAAACCCGCTTCGGCGGGTTTTTGTTTGGCCGCTAAATATTATCATGATTTCACGCATCAACTTTGGATTAGGAACACCAGCACCCAGACCAAATCCTCCAGTGGGTAATCCCATAGGACATGTAGTTCCACAGACACTGCCACCACCAGTAGCACATAACTTGACAGTAAAAACAAATGGCTAACCCACCCCCACCATATTCAGACATCACTGGTATCAGTCGTACAGTGATGAAAGACAATGCACAAGAGTCTTTGGCCAACTATGATGGCTACGCCAGACCTGCTGAGTTCACAGTGGATCAAATCACCAGCAATGTTTATATTGGCAATGCCACGGGCAACTTAACACAGGTTTGGTCCCCTGCTGTGTCAATATTTCCTGTGTACACAGCGGCCGCGGCTGCCAACCTGTCAGGTTCCATAGGACAGGCCATCTGCATCAGCGACAGTGCTCAAGGCAGTGATCCCAACGGTATGATGGCATTTTGGGACACAACCAACAATCGCTGGAGTTACGTACACAACAATCAAGCAGTATAAGTATTGCCATGCAAGATCTGCATTGGCGCTACAACTTTAACACTGCTGAGTTTGACTTTGTTGAAAACAACCCCAAACAGCACTACGAACCACTGCTGAAGCACGTTCACGTACCCACACTAGTCATTGACATCAATCTGGTGCCAGCCTCAGAGTTAGAAACCTATGCATCAGACGTGTTAGACAGAGCGTCGGCCAGCATGATCAAATATCAACAGGTTATATTTGATGGCACACAAGATCCTGTAACAGATTACAATGAAAAAGTGATTGTACTTGATCGCTTTGCTCAGACCAAAGGATTGAAAACCTATCTTAGCATGAGCCAGTTTGATCTAAGACCACACAAGCATTTACAAGAAATAAACTATCCCAGCTGGTTGTTTGTTTTTAAAAAGCAACCCTTGCCTGAGGCCAACTTTGGTAGTCGAAAGCATGGGTTTAGCTGCCTCAACAGGAATCCCACCTTCCACAGATTGATCCTGTATACCATGCTCAAACAGGCAGGGCTGTTAGATCAGTTTGTCTATAGTTACTATGATCGTTGTCCCTATCAAGGATTTAAGATGACAGCGCATCACTATAGAAATATAAAAAACTTTGTGAGTCAAGAGTTATACAGTCAGTGCATCGAAAGCCTGGGAGATTTTCCACTGGCCTGGGAGTATGAACAACAAGGCATCAATGATCATACAATCAATCATCCTGCCTATCAGGACTCATGGTGCAACATAGTCACAGAAACATCTGCGGTGTTTAGTTTTACCAGCGAGAAGATTTGGAAACCCATTGCCGCAGGACAGTTGTTTTTGATAGCAGGTGCTCCTGGCACAGCTTCGTGGTTGAAAGAACTGGGATTTTATACCTTTGACGACAGCTATGATCTCAAGTACAACATACAGACCCGGCTGGAGATGATAGTAGACTGCGTTAGAGAACACGCTCACGATCCGCAAGCCTGGTGGCAAACCAATCGGTTCCAGATAGAACACAACTATCATTGGTTTCACTCAGGTAACGTAGAAAAAAACATACTAGATTTTTTGGTTACCCAGCTGAATCGGGTTTAGATCATAAATACTCTTACACAACGTAATAATGCGTTTTATGCAGGACACCACCTGCGTAGCGGCTAGAACCCGCATTGGACTTCTTTTAAAGGAGAAAACAAAATGGGACGTCCTCTCAAAATTCAAAAATATGGCCTACAACAAGGTCTAACATATCCAACCAGCACTACCAGCAGTGTTCCAGCAGCCGGTGTTCCAATCGATCAAGGTTATCCACAGTTTGGTCAGCTGACTGATCCTGTGTATTATTCTTCATTGACTGCCAATAACTTCTACGGTGTTGTTGGTGGTACTCGTGGTACAGATGTCAGTGCAACTTTTCCAGTAGTTAAAGTTGAAGTCAACATCACCAACAGCTATTCCGGTCAAGCCGCCGGGGTGATCTTGCGCCAAAAAGGCAGCCACAAGTACATGGTTGCTACCACAGCTAGTATTGATCCTGAGAACGCTGTAGCAGGTGTTGCCTTACGTATCACAGCAGTAGGCGATACAGACTGGGCAGCCATGGGCCTCAAAGGCACAGCCGCCATTGGAACAATCTTTACACCGTCAGCAGCCGCTGGTGCTGGTACCACTGGTACAGCACAAGAAGTTGGCGTGTGTGTCCTCACCAGCGACCTAACACCTGGTGCAGGGTTGATGAGTATCAGCTATGCAGTGGGTGGTGATTCAACTGAAGTTGCTGTTTCTAAGTTGACCAATAAGTTTCTACAAAGTTGGGCTGGTTTTGCCAATGCCGCTGGAACAGCATTGACCACATACGGTGACGCAGGTAGCAACGCTGGCGAAGTCAACTACTCAGGTGAGACAACTTACTTGGCAAACTTCTTCACTGACGATGCTGCCGCACAAGCACTCAAATCTGGAGCTGATGCTGAAACGTTCAGCAATGGCACAGGTGACATTGAGTTGGCTCAAGTCGAGAAGTATACTTCTTAATCTTAAGCAACCCAAAATCCTCACAGCTATATACTGTGAGGATTTTTTATGACCATAGCAATCGTACTTGGTAACGGCCAGAGCAGGCGAAGTATTCCACTCGAATCTCTAAAACTACACGGCACAGTATATGCTTGCAATGCCATCTACAGAGAGTTCACTCCAGATGTGCTGATCGCCACAGATCGTCCCATTGCCATGGCCATACAAGAATCAGGTTATGCACTACGCAATCGTTTTTACACTCGCAAGCCCATGGAAGGTCTAGGCGCACAGCGACTCAGCAAAGAATACTATGGATTCAGCTCAGGTCCAAACGCAGTGGGTCGCGCATGCTTGGATGGATACACCAGCATCTATATGCTGGGTTTTGATCTAGGTACTTCAAATGGACAGTTTAACAATATCTATGCCGACACCGAGTTCTACAAAAAAAGCATTGACCCACCCACATTTGCTGGAAACTGGGTCAAACAAATAGTGCAGATCTGTAAAGATTACAGCACACGTGAGTTTGTCAGGGTCATGGGCCCAGAAAGTGCAACAATAACCACGCTGAACGAAATACCCAACATGCGCTCTATGTCAATTCTGGATTTCAAAGACCGTATAAATACACCTAGAGGCCTGCTATGACATCATACAAACGCATTGACGGTGATTATTATATCACAACTATAAATCCTGGAGACAACGTCTACATTCAATCTAATACGGTTGATGTAGCCGGTAACCTTACGGTTGCAGGTAACTTGACATATATTAACGTTACAGAACTTAATGTCACTGATCCGTTTATCCTGGTCAATGCTTCAAACACAGGATCTTATCAATCAAACTCGGGTTTGCTAACACACAAAACCAGCTCTGACTATGCAGGTATACGATACAACAACAATACCGGAGACTGGGAGATCAGCTCTAGCACATCGTCATCAGGCACAACAGGCACCTGGCAACCTATCATAGCGGGTGGCATCACAGCTTCAGGTGCCAACACAGAGATTCAGTACAACGATGGCGGAGTACTTGGAGCCAATGCCGCATTTGCCTTTGACTATGCCAACAGTCAAATGACACTAGATGGTACTTTTGCGTTGGTATACACTGGATCTACACCATCCTCGATAGCCAACACAGCCACAGTGACATCCGACGTTCCTGGCAGCGGCGGTACTGGTTTATACTTTAACAACAGTAGTAACCAAGACGAGTTGATCAGCAAGAGCAAGGCCATCGTGTTTAGCATAATATTCTAAGGAAAAAGACAATGACGATTCAAGTAGGAAACGTAACCACAACACCCGCATCTGTTTATACCAGTACCGGCAACAGTGCTATAACATTTTTAAGCCTGTGCAACTATTCAGCAGGCAACGTCACAGCCAACGTGTACGTAGTGCCCAATGCAGGTTCTCCAGGCAACTTAAATGCCATAGTTAAAAATATCAACATCACCATAGGCGATACCTATCAGATCTATGCTGGATCTGAAAAACTATTGTTGGCCAACGGTGACTCAGTTCAAGTTGATGCCAATGTTGACAATGCCATCACAACTGTTACCAGCTACACTTCAATCTAAATGGGATACTTTGTCAAAAACCGCAGACTACAAAGCGGCAGTTCCAGCATTGTAGTTCCAGTGGGCGACTCAGCAGATCGTCCCGAAGCACCTGTTTTTGGCAGTTTTCGATACAACACAGACATAGGCACCTTAGAATTTTTCAATGGCAGTACCTTTAAGCAAGTGGGTCTTGGTGGCGAACTCAATGTTGATGTGTATTCTGCCACAGGCGACGGATCAACTCTGACATTCAGCCTGGGCAATACCACAGCAATCACAGCAGACAATCAAGTCATAGTGTTTGTGGGCTCGATTTATCAAGCACCTACAACAAACTACACTATCACAGGGTCGGGATTTGACGTCACATTTGGATCAGCTCCGCCCGATGGTGAACCAATCAACGTTATTAGAAACCTCGTCGCACCCACTCAGCCCTAGCCCATAAATACTAAAAAGGGTGATCAATGGCGATTCAAAGAGTTTCCGGCAACATTCTGCAGGACAACCTGCAACGTGGCGCTAATCTAAGCATTCAAGGTAATCTAGCCTATTTTGACGTGACCAACAATCGCGTGGGCATTCTTACCTCCACTCCTGGAGATGAGTTCAATGTCATAGGTGTGGCCAATGCTTCAAATGTACGCATCACTTCAGCCACGGCCAACGGCATATTTTATGCTGGATCTACCCAACTAGCACTGACCAGTGCAAACTTCACTTATGATGGCATCAATGTCTTTACCTCAGGTAATATACAAGCCATAGGTAATATTGAAGGCGGCAACATCATATCAGATGGTGCTGTTATTGGAAACGTCAGCATCAGTGGCAACTTGACAGTGGCTAATCTCACAGTCACTGACTATTTGTTAGGAAATATAATATCTGCAACCAGTAACATCACTGGTGCCAAC